AGCTAAAGAATTACTAGGCTGGAACCCTACAGGAAACGTAGAGGAATGGCTTAAGGAGTATCTCAAGGCATGAAGAAAGTATTTATAACAGGAATCTTAGGGCAAGACGGAGCCAACATGGCAGAGTATTTACTTGGCCATGGATCGGATGCCAGAAGTCTTGCTTGCGAAGAGCAACTAAAGATTTACGGTATGATGCGCAGGACATCCAACGTAAACAGATCCAACATAGAAGCATTCGAAGACGACCCTAATTTTAATTTAGTTTACGGTGACCTAACAGATGCAGTTTCAATTAATAATTTGGTAAAAGAAATTTTACCAGACTATTTCATTAACTTCGGGGCAAATTCTTTCGTCGGCTGCAGCTGGGACATGCCACTACAGGTTTTTGATGTTAATACCCTTGGGGTTATTAGATGCTTGGAAGCTATAAGAAAATTTAATCCTGACTGTAGATTTTATAGCGCTGGCTCCTCCGAAGAGTTTGGCGACGTTGAGTATAGCCCTCAGGACATAAACCACCCCATTAGAGCCAGAAGCCCATACGGAGCCTCCAAGGCGGCTTCTAGGCATCTTGTGAAGGTGTATAGGGAATCTTATGATATGTACGCTATTCACTGCATCTTATTTAACCATGAGGGATTAAGGAGGGGAGAGGAATTTGTCACCAGAAAGATTACCAAAGCTGTAGCTAGGATCAAACAAGCTCTCGATAACAAAGAAAAGTTTGAGCCTCTTCAACTAGGGAATGTAAAGGCTAAAAGAGACTGGTCCGACTCTGAAGATTTTGTAAAGGCTGTATGGTTAATGCTTAACCAAGAGAAACCAAAGGAATATGTTCTCTCAAGTAATGAGACCCACTCTGTTAAGGAATTTGTTTCACTAGCTTTTAAATACGCAGACATATCCGGCTCTTGGTCTGGGGAAGGGATGGATGAGAAATTTAAATTTCTCGATACCGTTTTGGCTGAAGTAAACAAAGACCTTTTTCGACCAGCAGAGGTTCAGCTTCTTTATGGAGACTCTTGTCCAGCGAGGGAAGAACTCGGCTGGAAACCTGAGATTTCATTTGACAAACTCGTTCAGAGAATGGTACAAAACGACCTCGACTTACTGAACAAGTAATGGCAGCAAAAAAGAAGCAAGCAAAGAAGGCTCTCTCTTCCGAAGAGCTGATCACCCAGTACCTATCAGACAGAAGCGGGGATCATTTTAATTTTGAAGAGGAAGAGTTTTACAAAGTTTCAACAGGAAGTCTTCTTCTGGATATCGAGACGGGAGGAGGACTCGGTCCGGGACTTCACAGATTCTGTGGTGTCAACGAGGGTGGCAAAACCTCAGAAGCCCTTGAGGTAGGAAAGAACTTTCAAAAACAATTTTCCAACGGAAAGGTTGTCTATTTCAAAACCGAAGGCAGGTTCTCCCCAGAGATGAGGGCTCGTTGCGGCATTGACATGGATGAAACAAAATTCTTCATGTATGAATCAAACATATATGAATCTGTTTTTGATTTAATGAAGCTTCTTATCCTCAATAATGATGATGGTAAAAAATATTTATTTATAATTGATTCACTTGACGGGTTGATACCAAGAGACGATATAGACAAACCAACTGAAAAATCCTCCATGGTCGCGGGCGGGGCTGTTATAGCATCAACAATAATGAAAAAAATATCCAACCAAATGACAAAGCGCGGACACATGGCTATCTTTGTCAGTCAGGTCAGGGCAGATATACGAATTCTCTATACCTCAGCACCAGTTAGACAAACTACAGCTACAGGAGGCAACGCTCTGCTACACTTTGCGAATTGGATATTTGATTTTCAACCAAGGTTTAACAAAGACCTCATCCTTGAGAAAGACAAGGAACAGCCAGATAGAAAAACAAATAAAATCCTTGGCCACAAAGTCAAGATCATGATAAAAAAATCTCCCAACGAAAAGTCCAACTACCTTATCGAGTATCCAGTAAGGTACGGAAGAACGGGTGGGAAAAGTATTTGGATCGAGAAGGAGATAGCAGACCTTCTTATCGAATGGGACTATACAAAAAAATCTGGCCCTTGGCTGTCAACAGATCCAGATGTTATGGAGGAACTAAAAGAAGCTGGCCTTGAAATGCCTGAAAAAATACAAGGGCGAGGTAAACTTTTCGAATTCCTTGAGGCTAACCCTGACATTGTTAATTTCTTTTTTAATAAGTTTAAGAACGTACTAAGTAACGTATGAAGAGGGTCAACTATTTTGACTTAGGATTACACACCGGTTGGGAACTTTGGGGCATGCTCTCAGAAACGTTCCCGTCCTGCAACATTACTAACTATAAAGCTTATGGATTTGAAGCGTGCCAAAAGTTTATTGACATAAACGCAGACAGATACAACCACGAAAATTTTAACGTGGAAATAATCCACAAAGCGATTTCCAATACTGAAGGAAAAATTAAACTCTATCACGTAGATAAAGAAAAACAACCCGGCGAAGTCGGACATTCTATTTTCAGAACCAAAAACAACGTAACAGATGAGCACGAAGAGGTAGATTCGATAATATTTTCCAAATGGCTGAAGGAAAACGTACCAAACTACAAGGAAGATATTAATATCATGAAAGTAAACATAGAAGGCGCAGAGTGGCACCTGTTTAACGACATGGTTGATAATGATTTACTACAATATTTTCCAATTATTTGTGGGGCAGGACATGACGTAGACAAGGTCTCTGAACTAAATTCCGACAAATATTGGAAACTTATCAAGGATAATAACATAAACATCCACAGGCTCTGCGCTGATTGGCACACAGAAAGGAATGCAAACATACCAGAGCTAATAAGAGAACAATGCGCCTTATAGGAATAAACGGTAGATTAATTAACAAGAATGTCAGTAAATATAAAATCAATTGGCACGAACCGTCTGCCTCCAATCTTCAGTATCAAGTAAAGCAATTTCTCTGCCCTTACTGGAAGCACCACATAGTCTACGAAGAGTTTCCGGTGTACCAAACAAGGATGAGGGTGGACATCCTTAACGCGACCAAGAGGATTGCGGTTGAGGTCAACGGCCCGCAGCATTCCCAATACAGTAAGTTCTTTCACGGAAACCGCGCTAATTATCTTCGTTCAATTAAAAGGGACTTTAAAAAACTAGAGTGGCTTGAATTAAATAAATTCAAATTAATTGAAATAGAAGCAGACGAGGTAGAACAACTAACTGAAGAATTTATTGAAAAAAAATTTAACATTGTTATTTAGTGTAATATTATATGTATGCCGAGGAGAAAGAAGAAGAAGAATTTTTCAATGCCCAGCTCTATTCTGGGACAAATAAACGAATGCTCAACGGGGGGATATGTTTTATTTAACTTTGATGAAGACGGCGAGTCCCAAATACATGCTTCATTCGATGATGAAGCTCACTTTTTAGCTCTTCATTCTCACGTCTTTGGGTGGTCTCAAGCAATAACCGACCTTCAAACAGAGCATTACCTCGACATCCTTTCCGCCCCCCAAAGGAAGAGGGGCAGAAAAAATCCTTGACTCCATTCATAAGGTGTGTTAGTATTCACACTGATGAGTGACAATGATATTTATTCCCTTCGCCTAGAGAAGCATGTCCTAGGTGGTCTCATAAAATATCCAGAAATATTTTACGAAATCCAAGATAAAATTGGAGAGAGGGATTTCTATGGACAACCAAACCACACTATCTTCTTCTGCCTTAAGGAAATCCTTAACAAAGGCGAGAACTTAGACATAGGCGTCCTAGCGAATAGGATAAGAAACCTAAACATAGCATCTTCTGGTGGAGGGGAGGAAGACATATACAACCGTCTTCATTCTCTCAAATTAATACCAATCAATAAGAAGGGAGTTGTTGAAGCTGCAGACGAACTCACCACGTACAGAGTTAGAAGAGAAGTGGATGAGAAGGCTGAAGAAATTAAAACTTACGTCAAAAGCCCCGGCAACGATAGCAAAGAAAAAATTATCACCACCGTTGATCGAATCTTTAACGAAAAGATTTCCATAGGAGCAGAGTTTAAAAGACCGGAAAAAGTTTTTGAAAAAATAGCTGAAAAAATAGAAGAAAGAGCCAAGAACCCCCTAAAAGAAATGGGGATGGCGACACCTTACCCAGACTTTAATCGCTTGTTTGGTGGACTTTTGCCGGGGCATCTCTACGCATGGGTAAGTAGACCCAAGCATGGAAAGTCAACCATCCTTGCTGATCTTGCCAGAAAGATGAGCGCAATCCACAAATGCCCAGCCCTTATATTAGACACAGAAATGGCAATAGAAGACCTTCGCTACAAAATGGCTTCAGCAATAACAGGGATACCTTTGTGGCATTTGATTACCGGAAACTGGAAACATAACAAAGAATACTTTGATCTTTACGAACAAAAAAAGGAACTTTTAAGCGAAGCCAAAGACTTAGTTTCTCACTTGGAGGTTCCCGGAAAACCAATTGAGCAAATCTGTTCGATTGTAAGAAGGTGGTATTTGTCGGAAGTTGGCAGGGGAAATAAATGCATTGTTATTTATGACTACATAAAACTCACAGGAGAATCAGGCTGGAACAAACAGGAGTACCAACTCATAGGGGAAAAAGTAGACGCACTAAAACAACTCAGCACCGAATTAAACATACCAATACTGACCTCCTGCCAATTAAACAGGCAAGCAGAGAGCGGAGCAGACGATAGCAGCACGATAGCGCAATCAGACAGACTTACTTGGCTAGTCAGCTTTGTTGGAATTTTTAGGAGAAAAAGGGTCGAAGAAATAGAAGCCGAGGGGGAACAGTTTGGAACACATAAACTTATCCCCATCGCCTCAAGGCTTCAAGGCAGAGACGCAGCGGGGCACCAAGACCTAGTGAGAATACCCACCGGAAACCCTAATCGTCCCTATAGATATGAGACTAATTTCATAAATTATGACGTTCATAACTTTAACGTAACAGAACGAGGAACCTTGGCCGACGTAGAAGAAGCGAGAAGCCTGAATGTAAACTTCAATAGGCCCGTCGAAGAAGAGAGGGCAATAGTAGACGGGGAACTTCTAGGTTAACATGGATAATATAGCCGAAATACTTACCCAAATGGGCTACAGTTTAAAAGATTATGGTCAAGAGTATAGAGCTAGACCATTATACAGAAGCTCTAGCAATGAGACAGTATTAAGAATACGCAAAGACTCTGGCTATTGGGTAGACTTTAAGGAAGGAAAGGGAGGGCCACTGAGAAGCCTTGTCAAACTGACATTAGGATTAGCCTCAGATGAAGAAGGGTCAAAATGGCTAAAGGAAAAAGGCTTTAACAAAATACGAAGAATCAGAACTAAACCTGTGTCAAAGGCTCCTAAAACATTTTCCATAAACGAACTGTCCAAGATTGATCCTGATTATTCCTACTGGAGGGAGAGAGGGATAACTTCTACCACTGTTTTACGCGATCTAGGAAGCGGAGTTGTTCACTCTAACGGCAAGATGTCTAACAGATATGTCTTTCCAATACAAAACGCCAAGAAACAAATAGTAGGCTTCAGCGGTCGAGACATTTCTGGCAAAAGTAAAATAAAATGGAAACACCTAGGCAACAAACAAGACTGGAGATACCCAGCTCAAATCAATTTTAAAAATATAATAAAAAATAAAATAGTTATTCTGGTAGAGAGCATAGGAGACATGCTTTCCCTTTGGGACATAGGAGTCAAGGAAACTTTGGTAACCTTCGGCTTGGATATTAGTTTATCTGTTTTGAATTTTTTAATAAGAATGGATCCAGATAGAATATTAATATCTTTCAATAATGATTCAGAAAATAATAACGCGGGGAATGTAGCGGCCCAGAAGGCGGAAAAGAAACTATC